GGATTTTGATCTGCCATCAGTACCTGGTATCTTTTCTCCCTTACATTCCTGATACCACATAAAGTCATCATTGACTCTTCTGACATATGTATAAATATCAAGGTCACTATCCATTGTCTTCTCGTCATAGTTCTCTTTCTTCTTGATCTGTTCTAAAAACTCTGGTGACAGTGCATTAGGGTTAACTGATTCCTGTGTAATAATTTCTAATACATTACCTACTGCATCTCTTTTGCATACAAACTTTGATAGTGGATATACTTTGAGTCCATCATCTGTGAGATAGAGAAGAACATTGCCTCCAACGATCAGATGTTTCAGTGCTTCAAACATAGCAACTCTGTCGTTAGAGATCTCTATCTCATTCATCAAAGCTGTTTCTATTGTTCGTAATCCTTTATCTATTTCTGTTTCTAAACCTTCCTGTCCTTGCTTCAGTAGTTCAAGACTATCAATACTTAGTTTGAAGAAGGCAGTTGATGGTGGTAGTAAAGCAAATAATAGTTTAGATGCAAGACTATTCACACCTCTAGCACCTACAGCTTGGAAAGGTGTTTTGATCTTTGCTCTTGTACCTGTTGTACTTTCTGGTATGAGACTAGGGATTGTAAGTTTAGAAGATTCCTTTGCTTCTCTATCAAAGGTAGATCTTGCACTTTGTAGTTGTGCGTATCTTCCACCTGCTGTTTGTCCTTGTGTTGAGTATTCCATTTATTTTTTAGATGATTTAGATCTAGCTCTTGATCTCAAACTTTTTCGATAACTGCTTACTGACATTTTTCTTATTCTTCCTGTAGAGTCTTTTTTAAATGTTGATTTATTACCACTTCTTCTTGTTACACCTGCAATGTTAAGAGAGTCACCAGGATTACTCATACCTTCTTTATTCATCCTTTTGATTTTTAGTTCTTCTGTAACTTTTGCTGTATCAACAGGATTATCTACACCAGTTTGCATACCAGTTACAACAGGTGGAGAATCATCAAACGTAGTTTTTGGTGGTGTTGCTGCTCTTGCACCTCCTCCGAAAAAACACATATTTAATACCTCAAGTCAGATGTACTTTGATTAGGATTCAAAGGTATTCTCAACATAGCTGTACCAAGTCTTCTTGCTCGACTTTGCCTTTGTCCTGTTCTTTTTCTACCACCTGTAGTTGTAGTTTGCTGACCTGTAACACTTGAAGGTGCAGGTCTAGTTCTATTATCACCAACAACAACTCTCTGTGCAGTCTTCTCAGGCTTTGGTGGTGTTGGTCTAGGTTCTGGTAAAGGTGGTGGGGATGGTCTTCCAAAGCACATGGCTAATTCTCCAAGACTGATTCAGTGAGCATGGTGTCTTTTTGTCTTGCCTGTTGTTCAATTAAATAATCAACAACAAACCTTTGCCCTGCTCTATACCATACCTCTCTATCAGATAAAGACAAATCAGGATGACGATTAGGAAAGATTTGATCTAAGGCAAAAATCAATTCATCTGTAATTACTGGTAATTTTTCAGATGGCATGATTAGTAAGATTTATATTTAGTATATGTTAATTTAAGAAATAAAGTACAGTAGGTTTATATTTATATTCATGGAGTCCAAAGAGATACTTCTCCTGTATCAAAATCAAAGTCTCCATCTCTCAATATTCTTGCAAGCTGTGCATTTAATACAGCATCACTAAAATTATATTTCTTTTTCTCATAAGCTTTTACTACTTTCTCCCACATCTGTTCTAGTGTTTTAGCTTCACCTAATATTTTTTCTGCTGTTACTGGTCCTACCTTATCAATACCAAAGTAGTTATCAGTACTGTCTCCTGTGAGAGCTTGAATCATCCAATGTCTATCAGCTTTACGTCTGGTTATAAGTTCCATATCATCACCTGCTAGTAGTGTACAAGGTACAGATCTCATGTCCTTATCAACTGAAACTATTATTGGATTGTCATATTTTTTTGATGTTGCAAGAATAGCCATCACATCATCACCTTCTAAACCTGGGTAGCTTTCAGATGTATATCTTTCTCTCACCCCTTCAATAATTTTGCGAAGACCTAAAGGTTTTCTTTTATGTTTTCTATTAGCTTTGTATTCTGGATATATCGTATGTCTAAATGTTGGATACTCTGTAAAACACATAACAACATTCTTATCACCTTCAGCAATGGTTTGATAGTGTGCAACTCTACCATCAACCATTTCATGCACATCTCTTTCATCTGCGTGAAGTGTGTGTAGGTTAGTATCCCACTGTATGTCTTGCTCACAAGCACAGCATGAAGAATAGATAAGCCAATCAGCATCAATAAGTAAAGTCATTAGTTTCCGAAGTAGGTTTCCATAGGTACTACAAGTCTTCCTGTCTTTTCGTCATACAATAATTTATCTACTGGTCCTGTCATTCCTGTGTGTCTATTTTTCAATACTCTTAACTGTAGTTCTGCTCTTTCTGCATAGCTTTCCGACTGCTGGTTTCTTTCACAGGCCACTACCAAGTCAGATAGTTGTGCTATTGAATGGCTCGACCTTAGATGATTAAGAGAAACTTTATTACCCTCCTCATGTCCTTTACCCTCTGGTCTACGCAAGTGAGAGACAATAATCAAACCTATGCCAGTAGATTCAACTACTTGTCTAAGCTTGGTACAGACTACATCTAAAGCTCTTCTTTCATCTAAATCGCTGATACCAGAAACTACTATTGTTAAATGATCCAAGATAACAACATCTACACCTTCTGCTGTTGCAAGATATTGTATCTGTTCAACTAATCTATCAGGATCAATAGATCCGAAGTGATCATATAAGAATAGTTTTCCTGTACCAAACAGCCTATCAAACGATTGTTTTAGCCCTTCTGTTTCTTCTACATTATCCTCAAGATGCAGGGGTTTATTCATCTCTACACCGAGTATCCCCTGCATTGTTCTTTGTACCGATTCTTCAAGAGCTATATAACCTACGGTCAGACTATTCTTCATAAAGTGATGTGCTAGTTCACGACATATTGTTGATTTACCTGTACCACTACCTGCTGCTATACAAAGCATCTGCTGTTTACGAAACCCTTTGCAGAACTTATCTAATTCTGGAAAAGGAAAAGAACAGATACTGTTACTGCCTTTCTTTGTTAGTTCTGTCCATAGGTTAGATGCGTTAAGGATGCCATCTGGCCTAACAGGTGTTGCTTTCCATAAGAGATCTCTAAGTTCCTCCCCTTCACCTGCGATGAGCATTTCATTAGCGTCTTTTCTAGGTAATCTACATATTGCTGCCTTACCAGGAGGTAAGATTTTAATTGCTTTTTCGGCAGCAACCATGCCAGGCTCGTCACTGTCAAAACAAATTACTATCCGTACAAATTGAGATAACCATTTCAGATTTGCAGCTATATATTTATTAGCTGACTGTGATCCCGAAGGCAAACTTACTACAGGGTACTTGTTATTTTGTGCTTGTGAGACTGACATACAATCAATCTCTCCTTCTGTAATAGTGACAAACATATTACCTGTATTTACTTGTCTCCATAATCTCTGACCCCATAGCTGTAGATCTCCTACATCACCAAGCCAGATAAATTTTTTGTTCTGAAATCTAATATGCTGTGCAACCTGTCTACCTAATTTGTCTTCATAGGTAGCAACTTGTACTGGCTGACCATTATGTTCAGATGTTCCGTAGTTGAAGAGTTCACAAGTTTCTTTTGTGATTGCACGTTTAGGTAATGCTTTTGGTGTAACAAATTTAAGTAATGGTTTTTTCACTGGTTTTACAAAAGATTTTCTGGGTTTATCTTTTTGTGGTTGCTGCGTGTAGCCACAACCGAAACAGTAACCATGTCCATCGTCATAGATGGCTAGGTTATCTTTACTGCCACACTCAGGGCAGGGTTCTTTTCTGACGTACTTACTTTTGGTTTCCATACCATTCTTCTGGGATAGAGCCATGACTCCAGAGAAACCCATGCTTGGTAGCCCAAGCACCATAGGTTAAACTTCTTTTGCCACGACTCAATTTTGCTTTGCTGTTTTGAAAACAGAACCTGATTTCTATGTCGGGTCGCTGCGTCTTGATTGCAAGATGTTTTCTGCGGTCTTCCTTTGAGAAGAAGCCTTTAGTTTCAATACAGATGCCGTTGTCAAGGATGAAATCAGGCTTATAAATGCAACTGATTTGGTAGTTAACATCAAGTGTTTCATAGGTGTAAGGAACTTTATTTGCTTGTAATGTAGCTGCTATTGCAGCTTCAAACTTACTTCTAAAATTCGTCTGCTCCGACTGTTTCAAACCCTGCTTTTGCCTTGGGCTTCTCTTCTTCGATGGTTGCTTCTTCTGTTTCAAAGCCATACCCCTGTGCGGTTTTTGTATATTCGACATGATTGTGGATAATTACTGCTTCTGGTTGGATTTTTATGCCAACACCAAAAGCTGCTGTTTCCCAACCACTGCAACGCATATTGACCTGACCAGTTGTACCAGGACCACACTTGTTTACCTTCTCCTTCTGCTCTTCTGTCATAGGAGAACCATCAGCATTGAATAATACAGGAGGTCGTTGCTTCCACTGTGAACCATCTGCTCTTACTCCACCTCCTTTCATCTTGGTTTTTACTTTGAAGTATGGCTTACCATCAACTTCAGTAAACTCCCAAGGTAAAGATGCAAGTTTGTATTTTTTGTTTGGGTTAGCAGTTTTTAATTGTGCTTTCCATCTTTCAAGTAATCCACTTAGTTGTTCTTCAACTTCTGTAGCATCATCTGGATTAATAAGACATTCGACCTGCCAAATACCTGACGCATCAAATTTAGTGTCAGGTTCTACCAGCCATGCAAATTGAAATAGGCATACTGGTGTTGTGATGTTTAAAACTTCTGGTTTCATTTGGAAATTTCAGTTAGAGTTTTCTTTTAATTGCATCCATGTTGGATGTATCACTGATAGTACCGTAGATAAATTACTTGTCACGTTTTTGTTTAACTAAACACATATGGTGCTAATAAAACTTCACATACATCAAAATTCCCTATGTCTGGTGGTATGGGTAGCTTGCTTGAATCTTCTAATTGGTTTACTGCCTGCTGATATAAATCATCTAATAAATTCTTGCTATACATATTAACAAAGCTCTCTTTTACATAACCTATAAACTCTTCAATATGTGCAGCAGGTGAGCCAAAACAATCGTGTATTGTACAGAACTGATTTAGACCACTAGCTTTACTTTTTGTCAATGCTAAATGTACATTAGCAGCATCTAAACTATGAACAAAGTTTGCAGCAAAACTCTGTGTAGATTTTCTTTTATCAACTTCCTTTGTATCAGTAAGAAGTGACAACTTTACAGTGCTAGTATGCAGTTTGGTGCGTATTCTTTTCATATTAAAGTTGTAATATTGCTGCTTTACATAAAAATTAGATGGTGTAATCCATGATATATTTTTATCTTCCTGACCAAAACATCTTGCAATATCTGCTAAATAGTTCATCACTGTCATACATTTTGGGCAAATATTATTTACGCTTTTCTCTATAATTTTTGCAAGATAATGATTATGTATGAAGCAATCTTTATCCCAAGACAACTCCTCATCACTGCCTACAAAGTAATCTCGAACAGCACTTGCAATACCAAAGGTCTTACCACTGTAGGGTATCATCATCACAGGTTTTTTTATCATCTTTCTTGTAATTAATTTGTGATGCTTATACCAATCTTCAGCTAGGCTTTGCTCATAACTCAGATCACGAAGCTCTTTTATTACCTGATCTTTTACATCTTCATACAAGTCCTCCACCTGATCATAGTTTTTTAGGTTTACTTTTGCTGCAAGATTATCATCAAGAGACATGGCTGCAAAATGTTGAAACCCATTGTTTGTACCATCAAGTAATACAGGATGCTTGCTTACATAACCATAACCCTGTTCTAATAGCTCATTAAAGTCCAAACACCAAGCAAGAAACTGCCAAGGTTCTTCTGCCTTACTCCATACGCTGATATATGATTCTGGATTACTTGCTATCTGCCTAGCTAAAGCTTCTCCTTCTGTCTTAGACCATTCAATACGTTCTTCATAACTGTATTTGCTCATACCCCATGAGTTAGCACCTGCTATACCTAACCAATTCTTTGCCTTCTCATCTGTTATTGCTGCACCTTCAGCAAATTTATGTAAAGACCTAGCTAAATCATTACCCTGTGGATTAAAAATACCTGATACATAATAGATTCTGCCTGTAAAATCTGCCTGTGTAACGTGCCAAAAAGGTTCTTCTGCAAACTTGGTAGCAGTATCAAGCAACATAATACATTGATACCTTTTCATACGATCATGTGCATTTTGATCATGTCTTAATACTTCTTCTCTTCTCCACCAAGATCTTGAGTCTTCATTAGTATCAATATCATATGGCTTTGGAGTTTGTGGTAGTGGTTCAGCATCTATTAGACAACCTACTTCTATACCTCTATCCCAACAGCTTTGAGCAATATCTAGAACAGTTGTATTTATCTCCCACTTTGTTTGTTGAAGACAATTCAGTGCTGTATAAAGTGCTGTTGGTTTTCTTTTTGTTACTTCTTCATGGTAGGTAAGGTCTTTTGATTTGATTGCCTTGATATGTTTTAGTCTTTTTGTATGAAAACCACCTTCAGTGGTGCTAGTCCAATCAATCGGTTGTTCTACACATGGTTCGTACAATGGATAACAAGCTAATCTATTTTTGCGTTGTCGTTTTATCCAATCCATAGTACCTTGAGTAAATTCAACATATGTTTTTGTTTGTTTACCTGATCTGACAGTAGAAAGTTTTACCATCCCAACAGCATTAATCATTATATCTATAAGCTTCAAACCAACCTTTAGTTTGTCCTCTTTTGACCACGATTTAAAAACAAAACCTCTGTTTCTCATGTGACCCATCATCATATTGCGTCTATACCTCTGATGATTGGTATCTGATATATGCTGTTTGACGTTTGTAAAATGCTTTTTATCTTGCTGTTCAAATAAAGTAAACCTCTGCTCATCTTCAAGCATATGCCCTACCTGTAGTGCTGCCTGTGTGGCTGTTTTGTTTTGGGAAGCACCATCAATAACACCTTTGAAAGTAATAAAAGCAATAACATCTACATCTTTAAATTCATGTAGCTTGATTGCTGCTGTGGCTTTTACTCCTGGTGTGCC